GCCCAATCATGATTCCAATCTGTGATGTTGTACGAATCCAAGTACAGGAGAGATACGTGGCCGTGCATCGTATCAAGAGCTTCGACAGAATCTGATTCAATAACTTCTGCATGCTTAGTAGATGCACGCGCTAGCTCACAAGCCTTTGGATCAATGTCAATTGAAATCAGTTCACCTTTCCCACGGATGTCAATGTAGTTATCAAACAACAAGGTAGAGCAGCCATCGCCTGTATAGTTGTTTTCCTCTCGGTACGTACCAGTCTCAACAATGATTGGCTCGTCACACGAGTCAAGGTGTGCAAAAATTTTTTCAAAGGTTTCTTTACGGGCGCCTAGCTGTGCTTTAAGAGGAGCAAAGTAAGTATCCCAGGTACGCTTCTTGGTCACAGGTCTACGCGTGTGTATGGTACGTCCTGTGATTGTAGCTCCCTTTCGTACTCGTCAGCCTCAATGGTCTCCACATCCTTGTACGCCAGGTTGACAAAACAACCAGTGCGGCACTCTTCGTCAAAGTCAAAATAGAACCGAGTTAAATTTGCAGTCATTTTTCAAAATCGAAACTTAGTTAAGAATTGTAACAACCATTTCCAAATTGCTGGCACAAGCCAGCCAAAACAAGAGTAGTACCCCTGGACACCAAGTAAAAACTTGTTCATTGGCGGGATGCGACCTCCATGAAAAACAGGTAAGCATCCATGCTAATGACTACAAACATAGCCCCAAGGATTGAAGCAATTGCGTAGTTGAATCCGTCCATGGCAGTAGGTTCCTTCATCTGTTAGACTAATGGTAATACACAAAACCATCGATGGTTGCTAGACTAAATACGTCAGATCCTTGGATTAATGCCAAGGAAGAGCAACCAGAACTCATGCGGTCGTTGAATAGGACCGCAGCCAGAATCTCACTTAACGGTCGACGTCACTATACAACGCCGTTACCCACTGGTCCTGCGCCCTCCGTAACCACTATCATTAGCGAGACAGCTTCCGAAGCAAACAAGCGGAAGCTTGAAATGTGGTCCAAAAATAACCCAGGTGTCAAAGAAGCTGCCGCCGAACGAGGGACCGCTATCCACTATGGCATGGAACAATACCTCAAAGGAAATAAAAATCCAGAGATTAAAGATGAGTATGCAGACTTTTGGGCGGGCATGCCAGCAATTCTTGATCAGTTTCAGGAAGTTCTCTGGGCGGAATCCCCTGTATTGGAACGGTTTAATTTTACTGTTGGTTCTGATGATGTGGCTCGCGTCTGGGGTTGCGATTCAGAAGGCCGTGCTTGGGCTGGCGCTCCTGACATTATTGCTGTTGCCAATAATAAACTGACGCTTGCCGACCTGAAGACCAGCGTCAAACCCTACAGTCGCAAGTGGCCGAAAGATTTGGAAAAGGGGTCCCAAGAATGGAGAGACCTGCTTGGTGGTCATCTTAAGTTTAAAAAGACCTGTAAGCAACTTGCCGCTTATGACATTGCTATCGAACAGACTCTTGGCATGACCGTACAACAAGCAGCAATCTTGGTATCAACGCCTGTACGTACACAAGTCTTTAAGATCTCTCGTAATTTTCTTAACATGCTCCGAGAAGATTGGTACAAACTTGTAGATGAGTACTATAAACAGATTGAAAACTGCGGTGTCTATGATGCGGATTTAATTTAAAACTTAGACATCATACTGGCAAGGCCTTTTAAAAAGATATCTTTACGTCCTTCTACAGATCTTTGACGCTGTTGGCGGCCTTTTGATGCTTCAAGCCGAGATAAAAGAATATCAAACTTGTCAAGATCAAAATTAGTAGCCGCATCTGGACTTGAAGGACTTATCTCTGATTTAGGTAAATCAAAAACTTCTGAGTTGTCTTTAGTTGTTTGTGTTGGAGTTGAATTACTGGTTGCCGTATTAAATAACGCTGTAGTTGGTGTTGGCCCAAGTCTTCCTGTTTGTGCAAGACTAGCAGCTTCTTCTTTTGTGTATGCAGTTGGACCAGACTGCATTTGCCTTTTTTTTACAGCAGCAAGTCCGCCTCCTGCTGTACCATATGAACCTGAAAAACCCAATCCTGCAAGTTTTTTTTGATTTCTTTTTTTAGACATATCTAAACCTATTATTTTTTATCCTATAACAGATAAATGTATTTAGAATCCAATGACCTACAACCCCCAAGGGAAAATGGAGTGTCGGAAGCGGCTAGCATGGACGATTGCCTGTGAACGAGCCGTTGTTACAAAAGAAGATGCGGTAACAATCTATAACAGACTCATGGATGAATTTAATGGAATAGATAAGAGAAATAAATACAAACAAGCTGAGTCTAATAAGTCTCAGTGATTTAACGATATCTTAGGAAGCGTCCTGGGTTGGTGGCCGTAGGATAAAAAGACAAGCCAAAAACCCTCATGCGCACCCACGTCATCGGCGTGGGCGAATGGATGCATACCCTTGTTAGCCGCATGGCCAATGCGGCGGATGGGGATTTGTTTTGTCTTCCAACGCCTATGCATTTACATGCGTACAACTTGATAAAAAACGATCGATACCCAGATCGCAGCTTTAGAATCTTTCTTACCTACCCAACGAAATGACGCCGAGTATGAACCAGCAGGCAGTAAAACCGGGCGAAATTCGGCTCGATCTCATTCCTATTGACTGGCCCTTGACCCCACTGGGTCCCAACAAAGATCCCTACGTCATGGGATGGCAGAACAAACCTTTTACTAAAGAAGAAATTGAAAATGAAATTATCAACGGAGAATGTAAAGCTATCGGATTACTTGGTGGTCCTGCCTACAACCATCCTTATGGTCTCGTTTGGGTTGATGTTGACGGACCATCCGTCTATGAGCTCATCGAACAAATCTCAAACCTCCCAATACTCGATGCGTTGCCTCCCACCCTTACCATCCTCAGTGGTAAAGCAGGCCGAGAGCGTCGCCTCTACAAAGTAAGTAAAGAAAAACAAAAGCATTTCATTCGTAACAAATACACATGGACCTCGCAGGGGTCCATGGAAAAACTTGAAATCCTATGGAAGCGGCACCAAGGTGTATTGATGGGTGCGCATCCAGATACGCAAGGTTATTTCACTGCCGAAGGTTTGGGATTTGAATGGGCAGACAAGTTGCCTGAACTTCCGGACTGGGTACTAAATGGCATCATTACTAGGAATGCAAAGCAAGGGCGTCCTGCTGAAGAAGTCTCACGCATCATCGGTAACTCGTTCGCAATCACCAGTCGCATTGGATTGGAACGGGATATGCAATTGGCAGTTGCTGCGATGTGGGCACTCCCCATTGAGGCAGTCGATGACTACGACATTTGGATTGCGATCGGACAGTCGCTCCATGAGTTGGACGAATCCCTGCTTGATCAATGGGATGAATGGTCCAAACAAAGTGACAAATACAAAGAGAACGAATGCCATAAGCGTTGGTTATCCTTTACAAAAGGTGGTGGCCGGGGCATTGGTACGCTTTACCATCTGGCTGAGCAGAATGGTTGGAAACGTCCGCAGGAAGACAAGGTTTCCTCCCCTGACGATGCTACGATCAATCTGGCGGCAAGCATTCTTCCCGAAATCGAAAGAAATGTGGAAGAAGAAATGAATCGCCTTCTCAACACTGCAACTCCAACCGACACAACTCTAATGAATACCGAAGATTATGGTGATGATGTACAACCTAAAAGCACCAAGAAAAATAAAGAAAAGGAACTCAGGCAACCTAAGAATGAAGTTGCGGACAAACTACTTGGAATCTATGCAAACAATCTGCTCTTTAGTCTTCCGCACAATCAATTCTTTATGTATGACCCTAGCCAAGGTCTGTGGAACAAAGTAAGCAAAATTGAAATGCTTGGTGATATCCGTTCCAAGCTACAAGCTCTTATTACTAGTGGTTGGTTACGCGAAGGGTTTAGCTTTCAAATGCTTGATGATATGTTCAAGCAACTGCAAGCAATGGTCCCGTGTGATAAATGGCACGAGGCAACGGATGTCCTTCTATTCACCAATGGTGTACTTGACGTCACAACAAAGGAACTTCGGCCGTTTGACCGTAATTTGCATATGACGCAACAGATGCCATATGCCTATAACCCTCAAGCAACCTGCGAACCGATCATTGATTGGCTTCGTTACACGCAGCATGGTTCTGAAAAACGTACGCAAGTTCTTCGTGCATGGCTGCGAGCAACTCTTCTTGGTCGCCACGAACTCCAGAAGTTTCTTGAGTTGGTGGGTCCTGGTAAATCTGGTAAATCAACCTACGCAAACCTATGTGTTGCACTGGTAGGTAAACGTAACGTCTGCTCCACAGAACTAGAACAGATTGAAAAGAACCGATTTGAAACTGCAAGTTTCATGGGTAAGAAAATCATTCTGTTCCAAGACTCTGACCGTTATGGTGGCAGTGTTTCAAAACTAAAAGCAATCACTGGTGGTGACTGGATTCGTTCTGAGTTCAAGTACCAAGCAGACCAACTGGAGCCCTTCCAGTTCCAAGGTGTTGTCATCATTACTGCTAACGAAGCAATTCAATCCACCGACTACACCTCTGGTCTTGCTCGTCGCCGCCTCACTATTCCGTTCGACCGCCCCTTTACTGGTGGGCAAGCGCAACAACGTACCTTAATGGGTTTCGATAGTAAAGGTACTCCTGAGGGAGATTTTGCACCCTTGCTTCCAGGGCTTGTCAACTGGATCCTGGATATGTCTGAGTCGGAAATGCGTGACTACTTGATGGAGACATCAAAGCACGTTGACTTCTTCCAGGCTTATGAGAAGGATCAAGCCATTCGTTCCAACCCAATTTTAGATTGGCTGGATAAACGCGTTATCTTTGTACCTGGAGCAGAAGTTGCTATGGGTACTTGTAAGCCTTCACCAGGAGGCGTAAATTACTATGTCGACTGGACTACGCAAGTGTATCCGTCTTACGCAGAGCATTGTCGTAGTGCCAATGTTGGTGTATCGGGGCGTTCTCGCTTTGAAGTCTTACTTATGGACATCTGTAAAAACCAACTGAAACTAAATGTCTACGCAACCAAAAAAACCAATGGGTTGGTAATTCACAATATCTTGATACGTGATGGTGTCAGGGATGACTATAAGTGTTACCCCTCCATCCTGGAAGTAGCTGCAGACCCTGCCAAATACAAAGAAATGTACGGTGTTAACCCTGCGATAATGGAGGAATACATTGCGACAAACCATTGAGCAACGGTCGTCATTTGATCCTTGACCTTTATGGTTGTGATCAAAACCTTTTAGATAACTATGAGGAGCTCCAGCGTTTGCTGGAAGCTTCTCTTGTTTTGGCGGGAGCAAATATCTTACGTATCTTTGGTGAGAAATTTGAGCCGCAAGGCGTTACCTTGTTGGCACTACTGTCTGAATCCCACGCATCTATCCACACGTGGCCAGAAGTAGGATATGCGGCAGTCGATCTATACACCTGTGGTGATACCACGCTTACACATCGCGCTGCAGAATTCTTGAAAACAAAACTCAAGGCAACAACAGCGGAAGAAAAAGAGCTCGTGCGATCAATTGAACCCGTTAATTGTGTAGAGTAAATCGGAATTATTCCGATCTAATGACTAAGAAAGCAAAACTTTTGTGGTGTGGTGACATTGTTGCCATGACCGGATTTGCACGTGTAACTGAAAATGTTATCTCTCGTCTGAAAGACGACTTTGAAATTGTTGTTCTTGGTAACAACTGGTGGGGTGATCCAACGCCACTCCAGCAGGAGTACAAGATGTACCCGTCATCTAACCGTCATCAAACCGCACCCTTTGGTGAGCAACGCATCCGTGAGATTGTTGAACGTGAACAACCCGACGTGGTATTTACGATCAATGATATGTGGATCATCAATGAGCAATACAATCAAATTAAGGATCTGCACAAGGCTGGCAAGTTTAAATTTGTTGGCTATGCACCGATGGATTCGTATGCATGGACAGGTTGCTTAGCAGATACTGCCAATGACTGGGACGCTGTGGTCTCGTACACAGAATTTGGTGCGCATGAATTTATGGCTGGTGGTATTACCAGGCCTATCGCTATTATTCCGCATGGTGTGACTCCTGGTCAGTTCTATCCAGTAGATAAGGCAGAGGCACGCCGCAAGCTGGGACTTAAAGAAGACAGCTTCATTGTTTTCAATGGTAACCGCAATCAATTCCGCAAACGAATCGACATCACAATCAAAGCATTTGCTGCGTTTGCGGTAGATAAACCTGATGCAATGCTTTACCTGCACATGGGACTCAAGGACCAAGGCTGGGACATCATGGAGGTGTTTGCACGTGAGATGACACGTGTGGGTCTTGATCCAAATGGACGCATCATTATGACGTCAAATCAACCCAGTCCTCCGAATGTATCGGTGGAAATGTTGAATGACATCTATAACGCATGTGATGTGGGTGTCAATACGTGTAAAGGTGAGGGCTGGGGTCTTGTCAACTTTGAACACGCTGCCTGTGGTGTGCCGCAGGTAGTGCCTGACCATACGTCATGCAAAGAGATTTTTGAGGGCTATGGCGAACTGATCCGTTGCGACCACATTGATGTGGATACCAACTACGCACGTGAGATGCCATGCCCGTCCTCTGACCACCTTGCTGAGATCTTGACGTACCTGTACCAAGACAAAGGCATTCGTGAATGGGTTGGTACACGCTGCCGGGAACGTGTGCTAGATCCACAGTTCTCATGGGACACAGTTGCGTCTCAATTTGGTGGCATCTTTGAGGAGGTGTTGTCCCAAGAATCTGAACCTGTGGCAAAACCTAAAGAAAAACGGAAGGAACGAAAGGACCGTACGAAGACCCGAAAGCTCGGTAAGTGACGTTTGACGGTACGCATGTACTGTGGAAAACGTACGGAGAGGGGTAAAACAATGAATACCGTCCTATTCAAGGATGAATACAGCCTTATCTAACCCTCTATAGGGTTTCATACGTTGTTAAAACAGTGTTGCATTTGTGGAAAAAATCATGAAGCCACACAGAGGTGCAACACTTTTTCAACACAGTATGAAACCCTATATCTAAGTAAATAAGGCGGTATTCATCCCTCCACAAGCCGGTATTCACAGTTTCTCTTGCGTACACTTCCCAACAGTGGTACAGTGTCATGGTCCCCACCACCAGGAGGTCATGGCACGCACCTACCTAGAGATGCTTCCGCTTTGGTACGTACAGGACCAGCTAGAGCTCTCTGACCAATACGCGACAGGTCTTGCGTGGAAGACGCAAGCACGTGGTCACAAGCCCGGTGACATGGCTGGCCGGCAGCATGGCAAGTACTGTTACGTCTCTCTTTGCGGCGCACGGTACCAAGCGCATCGCATCGTGTACTACTTACGTACTGGTAGCGATCCAGGGAACGCAGACGTCGTTCACGAGCCCTCCAACGTCACGTACGACAACCGTCAGGAACTAGCCCTCAAACAACGCCGCACCCGTCCTGCGCCTTCATACCGACGCCGCACACGTAACGCCGAAGGAGAGTTGGTCTACAACCTGGAGAACGGCATGTCCTTCCACAAGTACCAACGCCTTATCGGCAACCCACTCAGTTCCTAATCATGGCCAACTACACCAAACGCATCAACGAACTGGCTTCTGTACTGTCGCCTTTCCGGTACGTCGCCAACATTGAGTTACTTACGGATGCACAGTTAAGTGCACACGGTTATTACAGGGGCTTCATATGCCCTCATGGGCATACCATTCGTGACAAAACCTATCATTGGTGTTACGAATGTGTTCGTAAAATTTCCAATAACAACTGTGGTTTTGACATCAACTATATTGATGGCTTGTACAAACATCGCTTGCTATCCATCTGGAGCAAGATACCTGTAAAAGATTTTGAAGAGTGCTGGGAAACACCTGCGTTAACAAAGTCGCGCATTCGTTTCCCTTCCTATCGTTCTGCTAACAGTAAAAACCTAGCTGAAAACATTAGTGCACATAAAGTCATTTATCAATGTGCATGGGGAGATGTCGGCAAAATGGTTGTAACACGTACGTGCCGCAATAAAGATTGTCTTAATCCTTTGCATATGATTTCAAGTTGGAATCGCACCTTCCCACCCGTTGAAATCCAACCGTTTCATCACACGTTTGATCCCAGCAAATTGATGCACGCTGCAGATAACCAGCTAAAAGAAACACCTGAACCCATTATGAAAGCCAAGTACAAACAAACGATTCAACATCCGTTGGTGAACAAAAACACCCCGGATTATGATGATACACAGGAGCTGTATTACGGTTCATATGCCCAGGAATTCAGTAGTTAGTCAAGAGCAACGCACTAAAAATAATCCATTAGTACTTGGTACTTTTGACCAGCTTTCGCTGCGTTATTTACGTGGTAATCTTGGTGCAAAGTACCAAGTAAAAACCAACGGGTTTGGCGGCGGTACGTACAACAACTGGTTCCAGGTCAACCTTTCGGCCCCTGCTTGGATCATTGTTACCAAAGGGCCGCCGCGCCCTACATACATCAACGTCAGTGTTTATGATCTCAACAATATACCTCAAACAGATCTGCCTGTATTCCAGGCTGATTCACTGACTGATGGTGTCAACAATCTAGGGGATGTGTACATTCCTTACCTTAATACGGTAATGAGTGTTCAATCTGATCTTTACAACACCTTTGATAGGTTGCGGCTTGATCGTGGTGATGACCGATACTTTCCTTTAGGCGTTGGTAGCTATTTAATTTGCATCTCGTCTACACGCAACGAACCCCTTAACTACGAAGTTGGTGTTGTTATCGAGCCTGCTTCTACCACTCAAGAAGGATTCTGGGAACTTGAAGATGTAGATGGTAGTGTTGCACTACAAGAATACACAATTGATGTTCCAGAGATTGTTAGCCCTGTAGACACTGCAGTTATTATTCCCCCCAATAGCGGCGCATTTACTGAAGCTCTTTGTGTCATTGAATCTCCAGGGGGCAGTGTTACCGTTGGCACTAACTCCACTTGGTTAATTGGTACGCGCATTCCAAGTAGCAATATCAATGACTTCAAAATTGATTTAGAACCAGGTGATGATGCATACTACGATACTATTCATGACCACTCCTTGTCTGATTGGCAAACTGCTTGGAGTAGGGAACATCAAGATACCGATCGGTTCCCTGAGGTCTTTATTCCGTTAACAAACAGACCATGATCAAAAAGCTACTTGCTTTATTCCGTAAAAAACCACGTAAATATTATCCGCATGTTGCTTGGTTGCGCTATTGTATGGAAAATCCATCGGCACCAGGGTGCCGCATGTATGACGTATGACTCTTTTAGATCCTCCTCAAAAACCCAAAGAACCTAAACCAGTGCCTTCCAAAATTACGGAAGCCACTGAAGAAGATTGGCAAGACTTTTTTGCCGAACAAGAAAACCTGGATTACCTAAGAGAATTTGACCGATAGAATAAAGAAAAACCACACTTACCATGAACGTAAACAACTATATTGAAGCTGCTCTCGCTGTTCATGCAGCGGCTTCTGTTATTACCGCCTTAACACCAACCCCAAAAGATGACGCGCTTGCAGTAAAAGCTTACCGCATCATCGAATTGTGCGCCTTGGTTGTGGGTCGCGCCAAAGAACCCGGCACTGAGAAGCGTCGCCGCCGTCGTTGAGTTTAGTAATCCCAACGAACGTGTGGCTTGCCTTCTCTGATACCAAGATGCACAAAACCTTTTGGTGCGCCGTAGCCTAATGAGTAAGGCCAATTTTTATCACACCAACTTTGCACTGTGTTGATATCCACACCATCAACGTAAAAATCAACGGCTCCTTTTGATGGAGCACTGTAAGTATGTTCACTGTTTTTAGCGCCACCTACTTGTGTATTAATGGGTTCTGGGCGAGAAGCACTTGTGATAATTAATGGTTTGTTACCAAATTGCTTACGTACTTTCTCAAGGAATAAACAAAGTTCTTTTGCCGTATCACATTGATACTGTTTGGTGAACCGACGAGCCTCTTGATTAAGAGTTAATTCACCATAGGTAATGTTAGGTGTGATTCTATATGTGAATGGGCTCCAAGGAGTAAAGTTACTTGCGTGCGGATCGGCATCTTTTTTCTCTCCAATGTTTTGGAGTTGTCGATCCATGATCTGAATTAGTTTTGTACTGTAGTCTGGATCAGTAGCGTACCCTTCTTTGACTAGTAGACGTGCACATTCATTCCTACTAACTGCCCTGTTAACACCTTTGTGCCCATCAAAGTCTTTGTACCAACGATCAACAAGGTATAAAACACATGTTTTTAAATCTGGAAAATCAATAAATCCAGCCTTGATTGTGATCCACTGACCGTTGATAAATTCCTTTGTTTCAACCGTAGAGCCAGATCCTTTTAATCCAAAGTAATTGTTTTTACCAGAAGTGTGTTGACCCCAGCCAGACTCAAGTGCCCACTGTGCAGCTACACATTCAGGAAACTTGGCACTAGCTTCTTTTGCGGTTTTAACAACAACGTCCCAAGTAATGGTGCTTTCCTTGGCTGGTTTATTGCGATACTTAACAGAAAAAGACTCCAGGATTTCAGGTGTTAACTGAGATTGGAGCCAATTCCATGCGTCAATTTGATGTTGTTCTTTATTAAAGAACGTTGCAGCATCTGTTAGTTTAATTGCCACGATACTACTACCGGTTGTTTTATTTTAACTGATAGTAGTATTGTATATCTTAAACCTCAACGTAACCAAGTGGATGCGGTAACGGCGGCAAAGGATCCGGTACGTCCCAAGGAAGTCCTGATGCTTTGTTTAATTCCGCATCAACGCGTGCTGCCAAGGCGTTTTCAATTTCCTTAACGCGGTCAGATGTCAATGCATCTTTGCACCAACCCATGACTGTTTCTTTGTTGAGGCTGAGATACGGAATCCATTTTTCACGTTCAGCGGGGGCAAGCTCAACAATGCCAGAAGTACTGACTGTGTACTTGCCTGCCATCTGATACGCAAACCAATGGATTGCCGTGACTTCACTACCTGGGTAAGAAGCACTATCCGGAAGTCTCCGATCTAACAATGAAATTCCCCAAGTAGTTTTAGTCATTGCTCAACCTTCAACAACTTCAGGATTAACGGCAGTAACTTGTTCTTCCTCTGGCGCAAACTCAAGAGTCTCGATCAGTTGGCCGATGAGGTTGCCAGCGAAAGCCACAAGGTTGCCGTCACCAGTGGCACGTGCAGCGCCAAAAGAATTGATAGCGGAGATTAACTCAGCTTTAGTGCAAGCCATAACGAAGCAATAACTTCAAAAACTATAACAAAAATCACCAGGGGACACCAGTAGAAGAAGTTGGGTGCAGTTTGGCTTGAATTTGATTGTACAGTGCTTCTTCAATCGAAACAACTTGATCAACGCCAAGTGTTGCCAGGGTCCAATTCACCACTTCTTCCTTGGTGAGTTCACTGAAAGGAGTGAAGTTATCAGGGTTGGGTTCACCAAGACCAACGCTGCCGTAACAACCGGCAGTTTCACCGTCTTCTTCCAAAGATGCAGTCCAATGGACGGTGTATACAGCACCATCAGGACAGGTGTCACCATCAGGAAGATGACGTTCGAGGTTGGCAATATTCCAAATAGTATTAGCCATGATCAATGATATTTTCTTTTATTTTACCAGGTGTGATTAGAGAAGGTGACTTCAACACCTGGTGCCGGTATACCCACAATCGGAGCAATGAACGCTCCATTGAGGCGGCCAACTTGTAAGACACATTGATGGGTTGGAATCCATCAGCTCAGAACCGCAATCCGGGCAGGCAATCCCGTTCTTGACGGGTCCGGTGGTGAAAGTCCACGCTTGCCTGTTGTGGTCTTCTAGGGATGTCAGAGTCATAAGTGAGTAGGGCTACGAGGTCTTGAGTGCGGCGACTACAGCTTCCAAGGTCTCAATCCTGGCGGCTGCCTCTTGCAGCGCTTTAAGCATTGGCGTAATTAACTGGGTATAATGAACTCCACGAAGCTCTGGATTTCCATTTACATAGTCGTAGAAACACAGTTCTGGGGCTACAATTTCTACTTCTTCTGCAATTAAGCCATATTCAAGTTCATCGTAAGTGTCTTCTGTGTAATTCTCATCTTTATCTTTCTTGCGCCTATTAAAACTGACAGGTTTTAGTTGGTACAACCAATCAGTACTTTCAATGGCATTGATGTTTGCTTTGCTTGCCTTAATAGAGCTTACGTAGCCCATCAAGCCAGTATCGTCGATGTATAGATCTCTGTTGGTCGCCCCAACGGTGTCACCAAAAACATCGCCCCAAATGACGCTGCCATCATTTTTGATGGTCATTCGTGGCGTCGGGCTGCTCGCTCCGTCGGCGGTAGTGGAGAACACTAGCCTGCCCGGCATGTCGTTAGCGCCGGGGGTGCCGTCAAGAAAAGAACTAATAGAAGCTGCAGTTACAAACTCTGTTCCATCGCTTCCAGAAAAGAAAATGGCTCCAAAAGTAGATGAATTTGTGTCATTAGCAATTAAAGTATTGCTTCCCAGGGTTGACCCACCTGAGGATCCTAAGAAAATAATTGGACCATTTGAGTTTTCGTTTCTAACAACAGAGAGTCCTCCGGTGCTTGCATCTGTACCTTCTACTTGCAGCCGTGGAGCCAGTGATGAATTATTAAAGTTCGTACGCGCACTAAACGTGCCAACTAACAACCTGCCGGAGCTGTCGATGCGGGCTTTTTCTCCGCCAGCGGTGCCAAGCGCCAGGCCGGTGACATTGTTTGAAGCACGAAGGTGAAGTACGCCAGCATCATTAAACAAGCGCCCAATTTCAACTCCGCTTCCATTCCCGAACCAAGTGTCTCCGTCTACGGAAAGCTTCAGTGTGGGGCTAATAGTGCCAATCCCTACGTTGCCTGCCGAAGTGATGTACATACGCGTGCCAGCCGTGCCCGCGTTAAACGTGGTAAAAGACATATTGCTGCTGTTTGCGCCATTTCTTGTAGCAACAATTCTCATTTCTCCCGCGTTGTAGTCAATCAACGCACCATTTGACGCAGACCAGTCTGTAGCATTACTAGTTGCGCGGATTGCACCTGCAACAACTAACCTTTCGTCTGGTGCAGAAGTCCCCAGACCTACTTTCCCGTCAGAAAGAATCACCAGGCTATCAACTGGTGCGCTGCCGTTAAAGCTGACGGCTTGAGTGGAACCTGCGGTACCAGCGCCGACAATGTTGACCGTACCAGTGCTCCCAACAATTAAACGCCCAGTGCCACTAGTCGAGATGGCTACTTGGTCTGCGCCGGGGGAATAAATGCCGGTGTTTGGATCTGAAGCAAAACTAATCGATGGGGTTCCTGAAGTACCTAATGCAAAAACACCCGATGTGATGGTATAGACACCACCGCTGATATTGGTAAAAGTGCCGCTAGTAAAGTTTGCGTTTCCACCAGTGACAGTAGCACCTGAAATTTGAGTAGTAAAAACACCGGATACAAAATTAGCAGTCGTGCCAGATGTCGTTGTTCCTGTTAACGAGACAAACGTTCCACTGGTGAACTGCGCCGTAGTGCCAGTGACGGTAACACCTGAAATTGTTTGGCCTCGTACGATGTCCCCAGAGATAGTACCTGTTGCTGTTACGTTTCCTGTAAAAGTAGGATTCTGAACTAACCCAGAAATTGTAACGCTCTTATCAACACCAGCATCGGTGAAAGTAATTGTATCACACTTTAAAATTCCGTAAGCCATTTTGTTGTCTCTTTTTGTTTATTTTAGCCGAGAAAATTACGGAAGAATAATTAGTGGACCTTGGATTACAAACCCACTTGCGCTACCGGAAACAACGCCAGAACACACAATGGCTGGGTTTGCTCCAGAAGGTGTGGTTACTCTTAACGTCGCTCCTGTAATTGACGTAAAAGTACCCGTTGTGCTGCTAACAGTTACTGCATTAACTGATGTGCCGGTAACCGTAGCGCTTGAAATACTGGTTGCAAAGTTGGCAGTGTTACCTGTAACAGTTGTACCAGAGAGATAAGTAAATATTCCACTAGGTGAAACAACATTACTTCCACTGATTGTCCCTGAAGAAACAATGCCTCCTGTGGAAAAAATACCCGTACCTAATACTGATAAATTACCGGAAACAACAGTGTTAACAAAAACAATGTTTGTGAAAACACCAGATACGGCCGAAATTAATCCGGCTTGCATGGTGTCGCCGGTAATAACAGCTCCACTTACATTCTGGAATCTTCCTGACGTACTTAAAACAATATTGCCAGTGATTGTGACACCGGACACACTAGTGGTAAATGTACCGACTTGACCTGTTAAGTTTGTTGCAAGTACTGTGTTACCGGTAACGGTGGCACCTGAAACACTAGTAGTGCCAACGACTGTAACGCCTGTGACATTTGTAAATTGACCTGCGTTACCAGTGACCGTTGCGCCAGAAACACTGGTAGTTCCGATGACGGTGGCGCCTGTGACCGTTGTAAATTGTCCGGCATTACCTGTTACTGTTGTACCCGACACGCGGCCAAAGTTACCAGTAACCGAAGTAACAGTCCCTGCGTCAACAATGGTACCTGTAACAGTTGCTCCTGATAAGTTCGTAAACGAACCAGAAACTCCTGTTATTATTCCAAAGTTACCGGCATCTCCTGTAATTGTTTGACCGGAAATAATTTGGGTAAAGACACCAGAAATCCCACTGACGTTACCAAAAGCACCCGTATTGCCGGTTACAGTTGCTCCCGAAACACGTGTAGTAAATGTCCCCGAAACTCCAGTGGCATTAGACACTAAAAGTGTATTGCCCGTAATTGTGGCACCTGATACCTGAGTAGTAAATACACCAGAAACACCAGAGACTGTTGAAAACTGTGCAGTAGTTCCAGTAATTGTGATTCCCGAAAGGGTTCCAGTGACACGTACGCTGTTTGCAAATTGTGCAATACCCGTGACCGTTAATCCACTTGCAACAGATAAGTTCCCGCTAACGTCAAGAATTGGCGTTCCCAAAACCTGGAACGTACCAGTGGTTGCGGCAACGGTTGTTCCTGTGAATGTAGTACCAGTTACGTTGGTAAACGTGCCGTTTGTAAAGAAAGCACTTACACCACTTGTTGTGGTGCCAGTAAGACTTGTAAAGTTTCCCGTTGGGAAAGACGCAGTAGCTCCTGTCGCCAGGGTTGTGAAGGTACCTGTTACTGCATTGACTTGACTACCTTGAATAAAAGTGCCTGTTACGGTGTTGCCACTGATCGTACCGCTGACAGTGGCATTGTTCTGTACAACAATTCCACTGAACGTACCAAGTCCAGATGCAGCTACTGTATGGAGACTGGTATGACCCGATACAGTTAAATTACCTGTGATCGTTACGTTGCCACTGATTACTGCACCGCTACTTGGCGCATAATATAAATCTAAATAATCCCTGAATTGAGAAAAGGTAATCTTTTTGTTGCGCAGTGACGGGTCCACCTCAAAAACGTGGACCAGGGTCATGACATCCTGGTCTACAATTTCGTTCGCTGCAATTGCAGGAAATTCGGTAATACGGCGGTTTGCCACCTATCTACTGCGCAATTCTTTCCTTTATTATAGTGCGGCTTATTTAGCGCACCCTAACCTCAAGACGTGGCAATAAATTAGTACCTAAGTACCAAAGTCCTTGAATTCCTGTTACAATTCCACAAGAAAGCAGCAGTACCAACAGCAATTCTGCCACGGTTAAATTACGCCGCACATAAACAACTTGCGGTGGAATATCCATAGGTAATCGTTGGGGTACTGTTTGTTGGATGGCTAGCTCCATGGCACGTGCTTTCATTTCAGCCAACATCTCAGGAGTAATCTGTCCTTCCAGAGTCTGTTGCATGGGAGGTTGGCTAGGTGGAATTTGCTCTTCCATGATCACAAAGTTGTTTACAAAAGACTAGCATTTAATTGATCGGAGTGCAGCATGCCGTACGGACTACGCAAAGGCTTGGAAGACATTGCCTACGAACTAAAAGGAATCAGGAATATTCTTGGTTCCATGTGGCACAGTCGGTACTCAAACGCTGAGACTGACATTGCCAATCCCGAAATGTTTGCAGATGAATACATTTCGACAGAAGAATGTGGCAAGCGTCTAGGAGTCTCCGATCAAACCATTCGCAACTGGATTGCAATCGGTAGAAAGAACCCTGATAAAGGCTGGGTAGAAGGCATTCATTATGTCAATGTTTCTCCTGACGTCCACAAAAAAGCAGTTTTGCGTATTCCATGGAATCGCCTCATTCAGTCTTTTGCCAAAAACGAAAACATCAATCTTAAAAACCTGCGTGCGCAGTATCACTTATACCATGCAACCAAAGAGGTTCTTGAGTGATGGCACATCGTTTTAAGGGAATTGATATCAATGCCATTACTATCGATAACCATGAGGAGCTACTGCCCAAATCCCTGGCAGATCAAGTGGAAATGTTCTTACCACCCTGGGGTTCTTTCGATGATGGTTGCTTGCGTCGCTACCTAGAAAACTTAAAAAACTATGAAGAAGAGGATGCCAACTCTGGCATGACCTTAGCCAATCGATTACGACTGGCATTCAAAGATCTGAACCCAGACACAATCTGCGGTAAATTTCCACAAGCGGAGTTGCCTCTTAAACGTCGGTTGCGATGTGTTGCTGAGTATTTGATCAGGTCTGGAGAATTTGATAAGGTGCGAGATGAGCAAGGAAAACTCTGCAAGAAACGCGGCGTGCTTGGCAAGTTGGTTGTCTTGTACCAGCCAACTCCAAAGCTGTTAGAATCTCTGCATCGTCAAGGGCTATTAAAAAGTGGATCGCCGTGAGAAGTTAATTGCGTCAGTCATTGGTCCTGAACTAGACGAGACCAAGGCAAAGATGCTTGATACTACTGTCAAGCTCATCCTTGGAGACATGGGCGCACAGTACGTCAAGTTTTGGGATGCAGAAGGTCCTGGCGTTTTGGTATTTCAGCCTGACAATAAAGAGCGCTCTATATTCTTTTGGACGTTAAAAGAAATTCACGCAGCAGAAGAAGATTGCGAACATAACAATAACGGTGATCTTGCCGAGACATTGCGACGCATTCTTGCCGCTGCACAAAAGATTGATCCGATGGAAAAAGCAGGATATATCATCAATGATGACAAGGGTCTTCGCTATTTGGAAATAGCGTATAACGACATCGTTAACAATGACTGAGAAAGGTATTCGCGGCGTATCTGCCAGGGTTGAAGGCGCAGAACTTATCACCAACGCAGACTTGGTGCATGCTGCCAACGAACTTTTAGGCGGCATTGACTTGGATGTAGCGAGCTCCAAAGTTGCCAATGAGTACGTACAAGCGACTGAATACTACACACCCGTGGATGATGGGTTAAATAACCAACAATGGTATGGAAGCTGCTATTTGTTTCCACCAGCGGGATCATACTTCTGGGACCAAAAGAACCAACGGTGGAAGATGACACGCGCTTCGTCGCTGACGTTGACTTCTTCGCATGCCGTATGGTTCCGCCGAATGTACCATGCATGGCTAGCAGACGAGATTGAGCAAGGGCTTTACTTCAGTAACTGCCCTGACATGATTCGATACGAGCCAAAGATCTTTAAATTCCCTATGTGCGTTCTACGTACCGTCCCTTACCTGCTCCGTAATCTTGATGGGAATGTAGAGAAAAAACAAACGTGCACGTCTTTTTTGGTTTACTTGCCTCCCAAAGATCGCTCAGGAGATGCAGTAGAACACTTCTGTAAAATCTACGGCGAACGTGGCCATCTCCTTGTAGACTGAACAAGCTATCGAGGTCTTATGAGCGTCCTGGCCGATTGGGAAATCAAAGAGCGTGCCGAAAAAGAACAAATGATCGAACCCTTTGTTGATCGTCTGATCAGCAAAGAAGATGGTCGACGTTTGTTAAGTTATGGACTTAGTTCTTACGGATATGACATTCGTTTGTCCCCTAGCCAGTGCTTGATTTTTGGTAAGACTCAAACCGGTGATTGCGACCCAAAAGCCTTTGACGAAAGTATTTTAAAACCTGCGGAACTCTTGGAAGATGAACGCGGCAAATACTTTCTTCTTCCTCCGTATGGGTATTGTTTAGGCGTTGCACAAGAACGTTTGAAGCTGCCTCGTGATATCACTGTTGTTGCAGTTGGTAAATCTACGTACGCACGCTCAGGAATCTTAGTCAACATCACGCCCGCTGAAAGTGGGTGGGAAGGTTACTTGACGCTTGAGATCAGTAACTGCACTGGTCTATTCAATCGTGTCTATGCAAACGAAGGTATCACTCAACTGCTTTTCTACCGTGGTAATCCTTGTGAAGTCAGCTACCAAGATCGGAAAGGTAAGTATCAAGACCAACCAAATACCGTAGTATTTCCACAGGTTTAACTACGTCCAAACGATTGTTTGGGTTTGTCTGCATACGCGGTAGACCCTGCACGCCCACCACTGTCACCAGCCGTGGCACTGGTGGGTTCGTTAATCAGTTGGTTCTTCTGATATTTGCCAGCAGCACGTGCACTCTTCATAAAACGGTCAACGCGTGCCACTGCTCCTTTTGACGCGGAACCAACGACACCTCGTTCTTGCGGTCGCACGTACCGCAAATCTACGTTGTAAGCTCTTCCAGGGTTCAGATCCGTTGGTACCCCAGCAGAAGTGCCGGAGTCCTTGGCTGCGTCGTAAGTCTCTGATCTAAACTTGCTCATACTATCATTATAGAAAGGATATATCGCTAAGAAAACAATGCGGCCCTCAATGTTTTTGCAAGAGTTTGCAGCAAATAATGATCAAGTAAAGTGCCGTTGTATTGGCTTTGAGGATTTTGGTGCACCCCTTGATACCGTAGCCAACGACGTACCTCTTCAAGATATGTATAACACGGGTTTAGTTGCTCCCATGGATGGCATGCAACGTAATCCATTAAATATTGAAGGCCAAGGTTTGTACGGTCAGCGTCCAGGCTTAACGGGTTATATTCCTTCCATGGAAGAAGGTATGGAATTATATGGCGCCACTCCTAAACCCCCTGGTATTCAAGGTGATATTGAAGGTGAGCCAGATGATGTCGAACTCCTGCTTTCCGCCAAACGCAAAGGTTTGCTGCGTTAAATTTGCTAGGCTGTCTCAGTCGGCATTTTTACAATGGACATGTTTTCCCCTGTTGACGAAACCAATGGGTGTGTAGATGGCGTTTGTCCAGTACCATGGGTTACAATTAAACCACTTGAAACAACTCCCGCAATCAAAGAGGATGTTGTAAATCATCCCTCGCATTACACCGATGGGGGCATCGAATGCATCGAAGCCATTGAGGCGGCTTTAACCAACGAAGAATTCCGTGGTTACTGCAAGGGAAATAACATAAAGTATATTTGGCGTGAGCGCCACAAAGGCGAAACAGAATCACTGAAGAAAGCACAGTGGTACCTAGATCGTCTTATTCAATTGGACGAAAGTCAAAAGGGATGAGCGTAATGTAAATCGTCGTCATCGTCCGACTCGTCCTGCATACAAGCCAGGGCGAGTTCACTGAGTTCCAACTCGCTAGGCAGATCCCACTCAATATCAATCCCTTCAGAACACATGATTTCTTTGACGGCTGCCCATTCCATCATCCGTTGGAAGTACAAGTTTAACAGTGCCGCCTGCAGTTCTTCCCAACACATCTCCTCTGTTTGCAGCTCAGCTTTACGCATGGCAAACTGAAGTTCTAAAGGTAATTCAAACTCTTTACGTGTGGATTCGTTCTCCATGGAAAGCCTGAGTACTGCATTTATTCTAGGACGCTAGTCACTTGAAAAGGCAGAGGCGTCGTCAAGCTTGAAACGGTTAGCAAATTCTGCAAGCGCATAGGGATTGATTGTCGCTTCCAAGGTTCGGATTGCTTCCGTCTCATGGGGCTTTGCACCATAGCTTCTGAACGCACGCAGCAGTACGTCTGTGGCAACCCAAGGCTTGGCTTCAACGTCGGCAAGGAATAGGTTGATCTCTTCTCTGCGTCGTTCCAGGAGACCACCGATGACTTGGTGGTCTGCATCAAAGACCCACCGTGCAATTTCTTCTGTTACGCCAACGTAGTCATCGACTTCAAGACAGTCAATAATGGAGCTGTACAAGAAACTTTCCCAACCAACCGAATGACAGAACGAAAGTAATGCTTGGTGCATGCACTCATCTAAGCCTAGGTTCAACTTCAGAAGTTCGGTGTTTAAAACGGTGAGTTCATCGACAAGATACTCCAGGGCTTTGCGTTGTGTGCAGCACTGGGTTTTCTTGACAACACTGCCGTCAGGATAATACTGTGTACCAAATCCAATCGTGTAAGGCTCTGCACCCGTCTGTGGATCTGGGTAAGCAAGTTCATTGAAACCTTCATAACGACAGATTAAATCAATCGCTTGCCTGTAATTATCCATAGGGGTAACAAGTGTTACCCCCAAGTATACATAATTTTTACTTGCCTTGGCCGCGAGACAATTTACGTCCGTGGCTAGGACGTGAATGCTTGCCGTCGCCTTGACGAGTTTTCTTAGGTTTGGACTCAATTAAGATCGTGGTGGACTTAGGCTTTGCCATGTCTAGAAATGAGTGACCTACGCAGCTTAACGGGTTTTTTGCTGAAGATACAGATCATTAGCAGCATTTATATCTGCAATTACGTTTTGAAGCTCACTGACAGCAATCATGGCTTGCACTGCTTCCTGGGAACCAGGTTGAGCATTTCTTAAAATGCCAAGATTTCGGTTTAATTCCTGACGAAGAGTTGGATATTGACCACCTGTAGCCTCTGGTGTTTCAGCCCAGGTTCTTAAGTTTTTGTGTTTTCCTGCTAACTGCATCACCATTTCACCTTATGTGACCAGTACCGTGCCGACATTTTATCAGGGTTGGAATCCTGGGCATTATGCCTGGCGTAATAAGATTTCTTACGTGCTTTATCCTTTGCTGTTGTTGGGTTTTTACCAGCGCCTTCTACGCCTTGCTGACCGAACCGAATAATCTTTTCTTCGCCTCCTTCACATGCTTTGACAACGTGTGATTTAGTTGCATGACCAGGAGTTTTTCTTGGCTTATTGCACTCCATGGAATCCTTGTGGATCTTGGCGGCACTAGCTGCTTTTTTGTGCTTACTCATGATTAATACTTGGGTGTCAGGCCTTTAAAGGCACTGGTAAAACTGCCAAGAAAGCCTTGGCCTGACTCTGATTTTGCAGTTACTGTATCTTCGGTATCATCGTCATCGTACAAGCTGAAATAAGACCTATTTTTTGTAGAAGAGCTTGTTTTCTTTTCTGTTTCTTTAGGTGTTTTTTCATCGGCAAATAATGTTTCAACAGAGCCAAGGGCTTCAAATGGATCACTACTGCTTAATCCACTAAATATACTACCCTCTTTAAACCCTTTACCAGCTTGCGTTAAAAGTTCCATGTCTTCTCGGTTTACATCCGGCATAAATTCTTTGTAGAAATCATCTTCTGTTCCGGCAAAACCTGCATTCTTAAACACGGTATAAAGTTCAGTTTCATTTGGGTTAACACGTGCCGCAGTGTCTTCAGGACGCTCAATATAGTCTACGCCAAGTTTTTCTTGTGTTACTTTTTCTTTCTTCTCGTTTAGATACTTAATTGCTTCACGTATTTTTGTTGCTTCTCCCGTTTGAAATGCTTCTTCAATATATGTTTTTACTTCTTCTATGCCCATGTCTTTACCTGAAAGGCCCATGGATTCAAGTATTTTTTCCCATTCGGGTTTGTTTTGTGTAGGGTCAATACCTTCTAGCATCTTATCCGCATATTCTCGAGGCGTTACAAAATTCAAAAAAGAAACATTGCCTAAACTTACTTTCTCATTAGCAATAGCCGGCAGAATACTGTCATCAATAAACGATTGTGCAGCAGTTAATGACAATTTATCACGTGCAGGGTCAAATCCTTGATGGATACCATACACTTGATAATGTAGCTTCGCAAACTGTGTTTTATCGTTTATGTTGTAACCGTATAAATAAGCTAATTGATTCCAGGTAACCGGTGGATTTGTACCTGACACAATTTGCTCACCATTCTTTTTTGCTGTTTCCCAATCTTTGTTTACTTTTGTTGCTTGTACAGCATGTTGATCAATACTTACATCGCCTCCAGAGGGATTGAAATAAAACTCTGAATCAAATCCAGACGTTCCTGATGTTTTAATTTTGTCTAACCATTGTTTTGCACGTAAGTCTGCCATACTTTTTAAAGAGTTTAATGCGCTTTGTGTTTGAAAAATGTTTTCTTCTCCCTGCGTTACATCCATATAACTCATAAACTCTGACATGGAACGAGATGTGTTAAAACGTGGGTTTAAATAACGTTTAATATAATCTTCTGCAAATTCTTTATCCACTACATATTGCTTAGAGGCATCTTGCCAATCCGAAAAAGAAGCGCCTTCTTCGTAACGTTTTGTCAGTGTTTCATCAAACCATTTTTGCCAGTTGTATACTGAATTTGATCTTGAGGGAATGCCAGTAATTGCCGACAATTGTTTCTCCAAACTCTCTTCTGTTTTCTCTTGATTTTGTCCACCCAAAGAAAGAATGCCGCCTACACCTGTGTCTCCTAAAAGCGAGTTAGCTAGCTCTTGATTCATGTTGAAGATTTCATTAAAACCAGACATGCCGCTATAAAAATCGTACTGCTGTTCTTTAGCGCGTTGCTTCTTATATTCTTTCAATGTTTCATTAAATGTATCTACTGTTAATGATCTAAATTTATCGGCTGCTTCTTGTTCTTTTGGCCCAAGAACACTAGATAATTTACCTTCAAGTATTGTTTCTCCTCGCGACATTTTTGCTTGTGTACGAAGTCTTTCTGGTATCTGTGTAATATTTGGAATTGTTAAGTAACCACTTGCTCTATCTGCTGCATCTTCTGGAGATAGCGAAGAAATCCATTGCTTTAAAAACTCAGGATCTTGTGCAGCTTCCCACTCTTTTAAACTACCGTAGGAACCAAGGCCCATTACCTGGTCGCGGTATTGTTGGTACTGCGCATCAGTTACTGGTACTTCTTTATACTCTTCTGCTTGCTTTGCTTTAGTAACTGCGTTGCCACGCTCACTTTTGCCGTTAACAACTGCGTAGTTATATTGTAAAAAAGTGTTTTGATCATATCTGCCTACTAAGGAAACATTTTCGTAAAGTTTCCCACCGATATTTATAGTTCCGCCAAGTTCTTTTTGCCATTGATTAAAAGCATCTTTACCTTGTTGTGTTGTCATGTAATAACTAGGATCAAACGCACCCATTGGTGGTTGATAAGCTTTATTGCTTGTTGGATCCCATTTAGGGACTTTGCCATAGTAAGCATTGACTACGTTTTGTACTACACCTGAGTCACTTAAAATTTTTGATTCTGTATACCCTAGATTATTTATACCATTTGCAATGTCTTGAAAATTAGTGCCATCGCTACTGTTATATCTTTTAGCAAAATCTTTAAAATTTTGTTGTGCTCTTGTTCCTATTGACTCGGTATTAACTAAAAGAGTTCCATCAGGTTGTATTGAGAATTGTCCTCCCCCTGGCAATATACGCGATTCATTTTTACCTGCGTTATTCCAATGGTTTGCACCCCATTCTTCTTTTGTAAGTTTATCTAATCTTGGTAAAACACGTCCTTCTTTACTACCATAATTAGTCCAATGATCTTTTCCCCAAGCTGTTCTATTCGTTGGATATGTTTTTGGTAAAACACGTCCTTCTCTACTACCAGACTTAGTCCAATGGTCTTGTCCCCATTTTTGAATTTCATCTGCTTTATCAGAGCCGACAGCGTTTTTTAAATCTGGATATGATAATACGTATCGAACGTAATCTGGTGTGCCTGTTGCTTCATACGTTTTTAATAAATCAGGATTGTTGTTGACATAAGCATCGTAATCAGGTATGCCAGCATCAACGTAAGCTTTTGTTAGATCGTCATATGCATTTACGTAATCAGAGAAAATACCCATTGTTTAACACTCACCAAAAATAAAAACAGACTGCTGCCGAATCCAGGCTTCAATCCTAGCAAGAGATGAGGAAGAGAAAAAGGATTGTTTTTCATACCACTTCTTCATATCCTCTGATCCTTTGTTTGCATTACAACGCCTGCAACAAGGAATCAAATTATGTCGATTCGAAGAACCAGACTTAAACCTTGGAATAATGTGATCAAGACTTGACGCCGAGTCACCACAGTATCCGCATTTGTAGTCCCAGGCTTCATATATACTTTGTCTAAAACGTTTTTTGGCAAGTTTTGGAGTTAATTCAACTAGCAGCGCGAGGGGCTCGTGCTCGTTGCAAAACATGCTGTCAATGGCCGTTAACTTATTCTAAGCTCACCTCATGGTTGTGAACGATTGCCATACTGATCAATCATCGTAAAATTTTGTACTTCAATCCGATCTGTTGCAAAGTTAAACAGACGTTGCAACATCGGGTACACAGATAACGATTGGCAGTTGTAAGGAGGTACATCCATCTTTGAGAGTGACTCCCTGGCAAGTTTATCTTTTTTAATGGCGTCTATTTCACTATCTGTCTTTGCCACTAGTTGTCTTTCCCATTCAGCCATACTTTCTATGTCTGTTGGGAAGTCAGATGGCTCAGGAGGAAATACTCGATCTGCAAACTTAAGCGAATAGATATGTTTGCAATAACGCAGCTCGTCTAAGACGGGTGACCATCTGTCCTCAAGAGTTACTAATGTACTTTGTGGGATGGACTCGCTATCAAGTGTTTCCGTAACAGATGTGTAATCTGCAAAAGTTGGCATACCATCTGCAGATGATCCTTGCGTACCAAGGTTGTTGGGATTGCGTGTGTAGGTGCCTCCAAAGTCTGCATAAAGTCCTGGGCTGTCTCTCGTCGCATCACGACTGATAACACGGTCTGTTGTGACTTGATTCGTCAAATCAAACGAAGGAGGTGCTGTAATCTCTAGTGTGAGATTGATGGAGGGATCTACTTGCGCAGGAGTTCTCAAGATACCGTCACGCTTGGTAAGCTCAAAACGACCTGGTTTAACCGTAGCAATATTAGTGCGTGGGAATAACTTCCTTGGATTTTCCGAGGATACATAGAAGTAGTCTCGCCGTGTGAAGTCTTGGCACGTGCAACTGTATCGCGCACCAGAGTTTAGATAACGTCCTGGAGTAAATCCAATAGGCGAAGGAGTTACAAAGTTTTCATCTGGGGTTGCTTGTACCGAACCCGATTTTCGGAACTTAAGAATACCGGTGTTTTCGTTGATGTCTAGTAACACTGCAGATACGTAGCCGTACCGTGTTTGCGTATTGGGATTGATCGTATCAACTTCAATCAACTCACCACCGGAAACAACAATGCGATCCTCGAATACTTCTGAGATCAAAGGCTTTTGTCCACCAGGGAAAAAGAAAGGTGGTGGCAGTGGGTTTGATGTGCTCCAGGTGCCTGTCAGTTTTACGTACCAATAGTTCTTGTCTTCTGTGACTGATTCAACAGATAAGTTACTGGTACTTACAGGGTCGGTGTATAAGTCAGTTCTGATGGCTCCTGCATAGCGCCACAAGCACCAATGCATGCCAAGCTCTCGGCTCTTCGTTGGAAAGCCAATAAACGCTCCCTGGATAACAATGGGAGGACTAGGAGCAAAGACAACGTCTGGAATGTTGTACTCAAACTCGTATGTAAAGTATTGTCCGTTTGAATATATTTCGTAACCCCTACGCCAACGTGCCCATGCTGACTCCCTATCAATCGTCCAAATTGAACCAGGGAGTGATCCTTTGGAAAACTCCCCTTGAATTGGTTTTACTTCCTTGGGATTAATCTGATCTTTTACCTTGCCAAAGTCACCAAAAGAATTTGTTCTTTGTCCGCCGAAAGAGTTGCCTCTCTTTGACATGATTAGAAGAAACCGCCTTCAGCGTAGACGTGTGCGCCAGGGATGTATCCAGATGCGTTAGGACCGTCAGGAAACACCCCTACGTACAAACGGTCGCCACGTTCCAGGTAAATACCACGGTTGCGTAACGGAGCACCAGCAGAGAGCCCTGAGGCGTTACCAGCGGCTGGGTTGGGTGCCGCAAGTTGTGGCATCACATCAGAACAATCAACTTGTTGTGTGTTGGCAGGAACACGCTTGGCAAGTACAACTTTGTAATCGCCACTCGCTGGGATGGGCTGCGTGGTACCACGGGTCTGATAGACGACAAACGTTACTTCTGGCTGGTACGGACCAACGGTACCGCCGTAAGAAAAACCACTTGCGTCAGGCGTCGCAACACCAGAGTACCGAATGGTTCCCATGGTACCGGTAATTGCCGTTGCTCCTGTATAGGTGTAGTACCCAAGTCCACTCTCTGCTGCTGGAGTGTTAAGTCCAGTGGCCGTAATGAAAACAGTCTGGCCACTTACCAGTCGGATGCGTGTGCCAGTGGTTGTGGAATCAAGAGTGTAATCAGGGTTGCGATAGTAGTCATTACGAACAATAGTGATGGAGTCAACAACGCCACCACTATTATTGTCTTCTTGAAGTGCAGCATCCATATCGACAAGAATCGAAGGAGCTTGTCCGCCTTGCACAAAAAGTGTGTTAGCGGATGCGCTACCAACGGTTTGAGTCGTGACTCGTACCGAATCAAAAAGAGGCCTGTCAACTAACAGGGGCTGCTTATTTGTATTTGTCGAAGCCAAGGGTCTACAGCACTAATATCCACCATTATACCTGAGTTTCAATAACCAGGTGTAGATAATGGATTGGTTATAACACCTAGATTCTTGCTCATGCCACCTAAAAATTCTGCAAATCGTTGACCTGCATTTTTAGGTTGTGGTGCACTTTGCATAGCTTGCTGCATCAACTTGATACCCATTGCTTCTTCAAGCGTAGGTCCGTATACAGACGGAGCAGCAGCAGTCGTTACTTGCGGCCTATCTTGTGTTTGTCCTGTATCCATACCAACGGAACCAAAAATACCAAGACCTTTATTAAAAAGTTTTGTTTCTAAAGGATCATGGTAATAATTACTTTTACCCGGAATAGGCATGTAATCATTTGGTTGTTTACGTCCGTATGCAGACACACCTTTAAAAGACTGTGCCCCTTTAGAACGCTTGAATTGTTCACCAACTAACGCAGGATCGTTAATGATGTTGCGGATACGATTGTATTCTTCTTGTCCGCCTAGTTTTTGAGCACCAAAAGCTGGGTCCGCTAGCTGTTGCATTGAATAATCAAACACAGCTTCGTACTGTCCTGGGGCCTTGGCAATGTTCCTAACATCAATGCCTCCCCAGTTTCCAGCTAAACGCCGAGCGAGTACATTAGCAGCAACTGCTGCCATGTCTTCACCACGGCCTCCACGGTATCCTTCTAACCCAGAAAGAACCGTAAGAGCGTTTACTTCTTCAGGTTTTAAATTAAAGAGCTGTTGTACGGTTTTTGGTGCCATATATCCTCCTGAATTATTCTCCTACCCAATTTGAATCTGCTTTGAGTCCAGGAATAAAAACAGTCTGTACTGCGGCGACAAGACTGATCTTCGTGGCTAAACGCTTAACAAAATTAGGGCAGAGAATCATTGGTTTAAAAGCAACAACACTGGCCCCCGTAGATCAAAGATCTGTGTCCAGTAGGTTGGGCTTACATGCTGAGCAATGCCAAGTAGTTATTTGCCTGTTGAGTTAAGAAAGGTTTGAAACTTCTTAAGCATTTCTGGGTCGGTTTGTAGTCCTTGTGCGCCGTACGTTTCCGTTGGAGTAATGGATTGTACCGCAGGAAAACCTTGTGGAGTGTTCACACCTGGTGGAGGTGTGAATGTAATTTGTTGTGGTGTTTGATAACCAAAAGCTTGCCTAGCTGCTTGACCTGCATCTTTACTCAGTAAACCTTGTTGGATTACATCATAACCAACAGCGCCTGGTTTTACTTGTTTCGCAAGATCAGGATTTGCTGCGGCCCAAATTGCCATGCCTTGGTCACGTACCTTAGCACGCTCATCAGCAATCGCTTGCTTTTGCATGTCGGGATTAGCTTTCACCATCGCCTCAACCCTGGCACGCTCCCGTTCGTACTCACGGTTTTGTGCAGCGTACGGATCAATAGGTGCAAAAGAACCTGCACCGGAAAAGCCACCCCCTCCACCTTGTGCTGCTCCTGGAGAACGTGGTGCAGTGTCTTGAATAAAACGACCTTGCGTTCCAGGGGCGTTAAGAGAGTTTAAAGTGGCGCTACTTCCAGTTCCATTCAATAATTGCCAACCGTAATCATCGCCACCCCAATAGACAGGTTTACCGTTTAATACGGCTTGCGTGCCGACAGGCCTTGATCCACTGGTCTTACTAGAAGGTCTTGTATTAGGAATAAAAGGAGCAGCTAAAAACCCTAAAGGAGTTGCCATTTCTAATGCGCCACCCCACCCTTTGTTTTCTTGCTCTTTCCCAAACTGTTGGATAGCTTGCGGTGTAATTTGCCCAAAAAATCTATCAACTGCGGGGCCAACTCTGTTTAATGCGCCTTCGATTTGATCAGTAGCGGCAATTCCAACTCCCAAAGTACCGCCACCAACAACTGCAGTGCCCCCTACAGCATAAGGAGAAACCCCTTTTGTTGCTACTCTTGCCGGAGGTGAGGGTAGTCCAGGGGCTTGTACGGGTCTACCCGGAAAACTCCGAAGAGGTTGAGTCGGAGTAAATCTAGTTGGAAGATCACGAGGTCCCAGCTTTCCTACAGACCTATTAAGAACAGGTGCGATTAAATCACCGCCCTTTTTCTTCATTGCTTGTTGCAATAACTGCTGTATAAAATTGGGCATACTTACCTCCAAACCTCATGTAAATAAATGCGTGAACCAACAGCAGTGTCGGCAGGACCAGGTATTGCCTGGATGAATTCAGCACCAGAACGTTCGTAACGATAACGAGCCTGGAACGGATCTTTGTAGTTTGGAACGTAAAGAATCTGTGCAAGTCGATTGGTTTCGTAGAGATAGATCTCGTCCCAAACCTTCAAAGATTCCCTGGCATTGCTGGAGCGAATCGTACGATCCACATCACCAACGATGTTCTCAATGCGAGTAGAAGGCGAAGTAGCAACTTCGGTTTTCTTCTCGGCAGTATCGCAACGACCAAGTTGAATAATAACTTTGTCGTAGAAGTATGAATCCGGGATGGTATTCATAGCTTCTTCAAGTCGGCTGTAGTCTCCTGCAGGCACAGTAACTGTAAAGTATCCTAAATGATACCTCACCCTACTCTTATCAAAATCAGATAAATGCACAGCCGTCGTTCCTGTATACTTATTGTAAAACAAAAAACCCAGTGGAAACCCGTCAACTCAACCCGCTAACCGGAAAGCCTTTTAAGTTTGGAGACGTGCGTGAAGACGGGTTTATTTTCCGACAGTGGGGTAAACTTCGAGCAGACGGCTACAGACAACCCCTTTGGATGTCGCCCGAAGCATTTGCACGTAATCGAAAACAATGCAAAGAACAACAAAGGATAAAAACAAAAGAACTAAGAAAGTGGTTAAACACAGTAAAATTATTCTATGGATGTGCTGTATGTGGTTACAATAAAATTGCGGAAGGTTTAGATTTTGACCACCTTGAAAATAAAAAATTTAATATAGGCGGAGAAGTAAAAACTAGCAAAGAACGCTTACTTAAAGAAATACAAAAATGCCAAATACTTTGCGGCACATGCCATAATATTAAAACGCGCGCACCAATTAGTTATTACACGCTTCGCAAAAAAGATAATGAAGAAAAACCAATTGATATATTTTTGTTTTTAGAACACGAGAAACGCATATGATTACACATTCATTGGGTTTTGTAAAACTCCTAGGCCTTCCATTGCTTGCATCATTTGTTCCATCGTTGCGCGATGATCAGTGCGTTGCGGGGGATTAAGTAATTGTTGCATCATTGTTGTTTGCATTTGATCTTGCATATAACGTTTTAAAAAATCCTGTCGTGTTTCTGCAGTATCTGCATCAGCAGTAGCGCCTGGACTAACAGCTTGACCAGTGGGAACTAAGACTTCTGTTTCTGCTTCAGGACGATCAACATTGCCATGACCAACGCGGAAAAGAACTTTGCCACTCGGATCCAAGGCCTCAGAAAAATACCCATACCCTCCACCACTGCCGCGACGAATTTTACCTCCTGCTACACCAGGGAGATAAATAGATGCGTCTTCTACAGCTCCTTTATCAAACCTATTCTTGCCTTTAAAAGGTACATAGAAATCAAATGAGTCCCAGCCGGGATGTCTGCTATGACTATGGGCACCTGATGCACGTTCTAATAAATCAACTTTGTCCGCAAGATTTGCTGTTGGATCCCATCTTCGCCCTGATACTGCAGTATTTGAAAATTCAACATTACGTCCCAAAGCGTTGTATTGATTTGCTACTGCGTCCATCGCTTTAACGCGCTCTGCAATCGGTAATGATTGCAACATCTTTAGATCAATGTGATAGTCCGTACTACCACCGATCTTTGCGCTGGGACCTGTATATCCAGAACGATGAACGGAATATGCCATGTTGTTTTATTTCTTATTTTACGAGCAAAAAACCCCCGGTTTCCCAGGGGTTAGATAGGAGATAAGTATCAAACTCTGATCAAGTCTGCTGCTAAAACCGCGTCCCAATCAACCCGTTTAATTTGCTTTAACTGTTCAAGATTGTTAAACCTTTCACCCGATAAGGACATCTGAAGATCTTTAATCTCTCGAGCTGTTTTCAATCCGATACCCTTAATATGATCAGCGATCATTTGTGGGGTAGCGCCATTGATGTTAAGGCGTGTGTCCGGGGGAAAAGTGCGTGGTTCTTCCTGCGATGCTTTATCTTTCACACGAAGAGTTTTTACTTTCTTCGTGGCTTCTTCATCAGGTGTGAGCTCAGTTTTGTAAGCGGTGTAAAGGCGACCGTCCTGGTCTTTGACCATGAACCAATCGCCTTGATCCCATTCGCTTACAATCTCAACACGTGCACCTGTCTTTTTATGCTGATAAAGCATATCTGCAGTTGGTGTAGACATAAGACCAGTTGTTCACTGGTCTTAGTTTAACCTAATCAGCTAACAACGCGACCAGTGAGGTACATGTCGATATCTTCGTAACCAGGTGCAATATCAGGTTGGATGTAGCATACTTCCACCACCAGATAACCAGTGCGGCTAGCAGCACTATCAGCGGCAGAAATGTAGAAGCTGCCAGAAGTCGTGGTGCTATTAGCGGTTTCCTTTGCGAACACTTTGAAAGTGGTCGAGCTGGTCACAGAGTAATAAGCGTTACCAGGAAGAGGACCAAGTACGCCAGAGCTCAGAATGAAAGGGTTAGTGCCATAACCCGCAGTACCACCAGCGAAGTAAATCTCGCCAGCTTGGGTACCAGATACGGTAGAGGTGAGGTTAGCTTGTGCCACACCTTCACCAACGCCCGAAGCAGCGGTGGGGTTACCACCATTGCTACGACCGAAGGAAATCACGTTGCCAGTTGCGGCATACACACCAGAAGCAACCGTGCCATCCCAACCAGAAGCAACGGAGATCGCAGTGCGATACACGTAGGCAGGAAGGGTGGAGTCGCCAGAGATCACCATGCCGGTGATGTTGGGACGAGTGTCGTCTTGGCGGTAAGGCGAAGGAACGATCACATCAGCGGTCGTGGTTGCGGCAGTAGTGCCAGTGCCACCAGAGATGCCTGCAACGGGCACGTAGCCACGCTGCTGGAAGTAACGGTAGCCAGGGGTAGCCAGTACCGAAGTGGGGCCTGCGTTGGAACCTGTGTCAGTACCAGCGGCATTGGGGTTGATATTACGATACCAACCGTTGAGTGCATTATTCCAGTTACCTGGATAAATCTTTTTAGCCGTTAAATAAGTCATTTATCTTTCCAGATATGTTTGTTGTTATCAGATGTTGCCGTCATCTTGGATGAAGCTGAATGCAGTGGTAATGAAATCGGTGTTAAGGATTTCGAAACCAGCGTACAGTTGCCAAATCAGAATGATGAAGCGGCTGAAGTCGTCGTTGTTGTTGATCAGAACCTGAGCATTCGGGCCGCCGATACCAACGCCAACGGCTTGAGGACCGAAGAAGTAACCTTGTGCAACTTCACGAGAAGCATAGGTACCACCAGTGCCATCAAAGGAAGCACTGATGCTCTTGCTTGGGAAGTTGGTCGATTCGAAGAACTTCACACCTTCGAACTGAACGCCGGTCGGCATCACAGGTTCACCAGCCAGGAAGTAACCTTGGCCAGCCTGAGGACCCATGTAGAAGCTGGCGTTGTTAGGCATCATGGGATTACCCATGTACATGCCTTGACCAGGGTTACCAGCGTAACGAGCGATCTCACGGAAGTCAGGATCACGACGCAGGTGCATCATGAAGACGGGATCGCAGATGCAACGATACAGACCATCAGAGAAGGTCGGAACGTTACGCTTACGCAGGTCCTTAACAACGTTCAGCAGGTCGGTACGAACCTGGAATTGCTGAACATCGGCAGTGTACTCAGTGGCGGTATAAGCAATACGACCAGAGGAATCTTTGGTCTTACCACCAGCAAAGTAGTAACCACCTTGCGAAGTAGAGGCGGCACCATTGGCTTCAGCTTTGGCGAGTTCATCAAGGAACACGCGGTCACGCCAACGGCGATAGTCGTCGAGCAGCGTCAAGCTACCAATCGACTGGTGGAACATATTAAGGTTGCCGGAATCCAGGAGAAGGCGCTGGGCCGTAATCAGGGTCTCACGAGCAATCTTGAAGGTCGAAGGTTGAGTAGGATCACCCGGGTCCGCAGGACCGGTGTATTCCTTCAGCACAACAAGCACCTTCTCTTTGGTGATGTTGCGGCTGTTGGCAGTACCGATGGTCTGGTCGGACACACGCTCACGGCTGTCCTTGGTACCAGGGGTACCCCAGAACTTATAGCGATCTAACTGAACGGTTTGACCAGGCTGCCGAGTGAAGTCATGAACGACCACAGGCTCGACTGCCATTTCTGCGATATACGCAGGATGGGGACGGTAAAGTTCCGCACCTAAAATCTTGGGAAAATCGTTCTCCTGGTCTCTAGTTTCTTAGAGGGGTGGACTATCTCTTCATCCCTGTGGGATGCCGGACGCTAAATCTGGTATTACGTAACAAGATCGTGTTACACCCAGTAGTCTCTGCACCTTCCAATCACGACTTGATTGGCTTGGCTCAGGATTACCCTCGTCTTTACGTTAGGGCTTCCCTGAATTCATCCGGTTTGCACCCATCGATTGCTCGGTGGGGTGACAACGTTGAGCGTTCAGTTGAGGCATGTTATGCTTTGGAAACTTGTTCATGAACAAAATGAATCCAAAACTTGTTCCAGGATTTGGTAATCTTTACTTAACAGAAGAAGGAATCGCTTTTGAAAAACAACTTGATCCCGACAATCAAGAATATTTTAAAAAGATTCCTATTCGATCAACCAGTGTTTATGACCGTATTTCAGTTCTTGTAAATGGAAAGAGGAAAAGGTTTCATCTTCACGTCTTGATGGCAGTTGCCTTTTTAGGATTAGATCTGCGTTCCCATGGAACCAGTAACTTTTCCTTACAGGTTGATCACAAAGATAATGACAAGAGGAATAATCGACTTGACAATCTAGAGATCGTTACCAAACAAGAGAATTTAACAAGAGCCTGGAAAAACGGTTGCTATAAAAACAATGGCTTTGCCAGTAAAGGAGCATCGAAGAAAACGTTGAGAAAGTTTTCTTCAAATGACGTGACTCAAATCAAATCTTTAAAAGAAGCAGGACTTTCGTATAGAAAGATTGCGGAAAAGTTTGACTGTAATCACGGAGCTATTTACCAAATCTTGAAAGGTTATACCTACCAGGATCTGAACTAGCTATCAATAAACACCTTGGTTTATCCTCCAGTGTCAGTGTTTTTATCGGGTGAAAGATAAAGACACATGTGTCTTATCTAACACAAATTTTAGCAGGTACTAGACTTAAACGTCTACATATACTGCAAAGTTGGTGTGGCAGTACGTGCCATCAAGGTATTGCTGGATCCATAACGCTCTGGATCCTCACCTTGAATGACGTTCATAACACCGCCGCCAATCGTGCCACCAAGTGCGCCTGCACCAAGAACACCTAATCCAGTGCCAAGTGCAAACTCAGCCTTGGGACTAGTAGAGCCAGCCTTAACAAGCCTACTCATGTAGCCTGGCCCAAGAGTTGCCCCTACTCCTGCACCTAAAGCACCGGCGCCTAACGCTTCCGCAATTAGACGACCGGGACTTTTTTCTTGTGCTTGGCCGGTAACAACGTTTCCAAGGGTGGCAAGACCTGCAGCGGCGGCACCTGCACCAAGAGTGGACAATGTGGGGTCCATTGCTGCATTTATTAATGCTGCTTTACCCTTTGAAAGTAACGGATTGAATTTACCGGCTAGCTTCATGACCTCACTCCATCACAAACAATTTGTTTGCAACAACTTGAGGTTGAGCTTGGTTCAGTAAACGCCAGGCGTTTGCCGGATCTATATCCATCTGTTGCTTAAAGCTGCCCCAGAAGTTTTCAGGACGCTGGGGAGCAGTTGCAGAAGGAGGTGCTGGCATGTACGGATTCACCGAATCGATTGGTGCCGTGCGATAACCAGGAGTCTCAAGTTCGGTCTCACTTTCGTACACAGGGCACGGACCTTCAGGACCAAAGAACTGCAGGGTGTAATCGCTGAGAACATCAGGGTTCGTCAGGATTTCATTGTATGCAAGATTCTCTTGGTGCTCATTGACTGCAAAACCGGCATAACCAGTTAACAGACCTTGTGCTTGTTGGCCCCATGCAACAGCACTATCTAACATTCCCTCAAGATTAAGGGCGTATTGATTGAGGATTGCTGGTGCATTCCAACCGTAGTTACTTACTACGAACTTGCTTTCGTTGTTTAGGTTCAGATAATCCGCGATTGCCGTTTGTACTTCCCCGGTCGGATTTAGTCCGTCGAGCGTTGAGTAAATCGCCGAAGAAATTTGGGAAGAGTTGGGCGAGTATGTCTGGTTGGCTTGCCAGGTCTGCGGAGCCGATTGATACGTACTTTGGCCGTTCGTTTGTCCGTAATTGGCCGGACTGTAGGTCGTCGGTGCTGACGGTTGACCCTGGAACGGGGATTGAACTGGGCTGCTCAGAAGGCCCACCACCTTGTTGAATGCCGACTCCCATGGATTGCTCTGGCTCTCCGATTGGGATTGGGGGGCGTACTGAGACGGGTTTGATTGGTAACTGGGGGCCGCCTGTGGTACTGCTTGGGGGTAGCTCGTACCCACCTGATACGGGGCTGGTTGTCCCACTGGAGCTGCTGGTGCTGCTTGGTAGCTCGGCACCACGTAGCTGCTTGGAGCCACCGCTGCCGGAACTTGGCTCGTCTGTGGGATCGATTGGACGGTAGCGTCCTGCATAACTCATCTCCTTTTGTAAAGCTTCTAAAGTTCGATACAGATATGGCGTTAAATCCAATCTTGGA